TCAGTTCTCCTCCTGCGTCTTGCCATTCTGCGTGCCGAAGTAGAACGCGATCACCATGAGATACACCGTGTTGAACTCCTGCGCCACCTTTGTCTGCACCGTCAGCACGCAGAAGGTGACCGTCAGGCAGATCGTCACCAGACTCTTCACGCTCAGAAGGTTCGCCAGTCTCTTTTTCAGAAGTTCCATTCCCTCACCTCTCGCAATCCGGCCCGCGGCACACCGTTTCGTACGTCACGCCGCCGGCCGTGTTTTCCGCCTTAGCTTTGGCGTAGTAGCAGGCGGCGCTCGTCCCGTAAGCGCCCCACACCGCCGTCACCATCGTCGCGATCCATGGGAGCGTACCCATAAAACCTGACGCGACCGCAAACTTTGCCAATGCAAAGCCCTCATACGTCGTATAAAGCACGATCCCGCTCTCGAGCAGCAGCAAGAGCTTGGAAAAGCTCACGCGTTTCTTTTTTGTGCGCCTTCTTTTCCCTTTCATCAGCTCACCCCTGTCATCAGCAGCGAAAGCACCGCCCCGATGAGCACATACAGCACGCGGTCGATCATCGCGTCCCAACGCCTCCCGCTTTTCTGCGTGATGGTCTTCACATCTGCCTTGATCTCCTTGACGTCTGTTTCCACGCTCTTTTCACGCGAGGCAAGCACCTCTACTGCCGTTACCAGTTTATTCAGATCTTTCTGCTGCTGTTCCAGTTTTTCAATGCGGTGCATGTTCGACCTGGCGCGCTGTTCGGTTTCCGCCAGCTTGACCGAAAGTTCCTGCTCTGTCATGACTCTGCCGGCACCGCCCTTTCAAAGCTTTCCCAGGTGTGGTGTTTTTCGTCCTCCACGATCCGCCAGGTAAAGCCCTGCGCCTCGCACTCAAGCCATGTAAGATAACGGAAATAAAACTCCACCAGCAGATGGCATGGAATGATGTCAAGAATAATGCTCTCCACCTGCGAAAATTCCTCCGGCACGCCCACTGTGTTGGGAAACCAGACCTTGACCGTTCCCTTTTTCTCCGTTTCCTCCGCCAGCGCTTTGATGCCGCAGCCGCTGAGTGTCGAGTTGATGGCATCAAGCGTAAAACTGTCGGTGTTGATGCGCTCGAGCGCAGCGATCGCCTCACGCCGCAGCGCGGTCGAAACATTGACCGGGCAGCGGGAAAAAAGCTTTTCCCGCCGCGCCAGCCCTTCGCCCTCCGCTGTCTGCAAAACACCTTCCCTTTCGGCATATTCCATTGCGCCGTCCGCGCCGTCCAGCGCCGCACCCGCTGCGTACAGCTCTGCGCCGCTGAGCGTGCCGCGCTCGGTGCGGTAAATCCGCATCGGCTCCAGAAGACGGCAGAGATAGTCATAATATGTCATGCCTCTTCACCCGCTTCGATCTCCGTGAGCGTCACCGCGCCGAGCACCGGCAGCTCCGTTGCACTCACGCTCACATCTGCCTCAGGCGCGAGCAGATGGCAGTTTTTCACGCCCTCCACGCCGTAGAGAATGCTTGCAAGCTTTGCCGTATACACCGCCTCGCCCAGCCGCTCGCCGGTAAAGTACGCCTGCAGCGCCGCCGTCGCCGCGTCAGTGATCTCCTGCATTGTCCACCCCTGCTCCGCTGTCAGTTCCGCGCGCACGGGGATCGTTCTCTCCGTCGGTGCTTTGACCGCCACGTCCACCGCGATCTCGCGTTTTTTCTGCAATGCCGCCGCGATCTCGCCGAGCAGCTTTTCCTCCGGCGCGCCCGCATGCGTCGAAACATACACATCTACCGTGCCGATGCCGCGTGCGCGGCCAACCGCTTTTGCCGAGGCCACTGTCGGAAAGCGCATCGCTTCCTGCTCGTAAAATGCCGCGTTCGCGCCGTTCGGCAGCCGCTTGTAGCTCTCCAGCACGCGCTCGCGCAGCTTCTCGTCGCTTTCTTCGTCGCTGCCGCCGGAAAACGCCTCCGGATTTTCACATTGCGTGATCCCCACCGGATACACGGACATCAGGTGGATCGCCCCCGCGATGGCATTTCCGTTCGCCCCCGCTTCCACGGCGATCGCCGGCACATCCACATAGTTTTTTCCTTTGGCAAGCGTCGCTTTTTCCGTCGTTTCAAAGCGCACGCCGCCGCTTGTCATGGCAACGCTGCCCGCGTCGATCTCATAGTCCGTCACCGCCGCCGAAGGTGCTGAAAAGCGCAGCACGCCCGTCGCCTTTGCCGCCGGAAGGCGCGTCAGCGCCCGCGTTTCGGCATGATAGTCCAGATACCGCCCCGCCGCCGTCTGCGGAAAGCTTTGATTGAGCACCCAGTCTGCCTGCGCCAGCAGCGCCTGCACCTCGCTTGCAAGCGCGTAAAGGCGCACCATCGCGTCGCAGCCGTCGTTCGGCACGAAGCCCGCCTCTTCTGAAAAAATCTTGCGCATCCGCTCGTAGATCGCGTTCAGTTCTTCCATTTTTTCACTCTCCCCCTATCGTCACGACCGCTTCGCCTTCTTCCTCCCCATAGCGCAGCAGCACGCGCAGATTCAGGACATCTCCCTTTTCTGCAAGTTCCACCCCCGTCACCGTCAAGCCTTCCTCGTCTGCCAGCGCCTCGGCGGCATACTGCTTCGCCGCCGAGGTACGGTTTCCGCCTTTTTCCCGCCGCAAAAGGTGCAGCTTGCTGCCCAGCTCCGGCAGGAGTGAAAAGCTCCCGCGCCGCACGCTCAGCTTAAAAAGCACGCGCTCTAAAAACTCGTCCCAGCCGCTCACGCGCACAAGGCCGCCCATACCGTCAGCCACATAGTCGCGGTCTTTGATCTTCAGCTCCATCTTCAGCCTCCCATTCCCAGATACGGCATACCGTTGATGAAGAGAAGGCCGTTGATATCAACGCGTCCATTGTTGTGCAGCACGATCTCCGCAGTCCCCGTGCCCGAGCGAATGCGCACCTCGCCGGGGGCAAGGCCGCTCGCCGCCGCTTCCACCACGCCCACCGCATAGGCCTCTTCACCAAAGGTGCCGCCGCGCACCACCAGCACATTTTCGCCCTTTCTCGGCCGCCACTCATAGCCTCCGGGCGCTGCGGTCTTCACCTCGCGTTTTTCTCCGCTGCTGAATACCGCCAGCTCGCCGCCCTCGATCGTCACCGTACCGTCCTGTGCCGAGGCCACGTCCTGCATCTCATGCTGGCTCAGCTTTCTCGATAGCCACATCGTCTCTCACTCCCTCTGCATCGTCACTTCGCACATTTCTCCGCTCTCGCCGAAGCGGCGGACGCACTCGATCACCCGAAACTCGCCCGCAAGGCCAAGCTTTGTCCCGCTCACATGCGCGCGATCCCCGGGCGCCGCCGAAAATCTTCCCGCAACCGTCACACGCAGCGTTTCCGCGCCCTCCTTTGATTTTGCGATCTGATACTCCCCCGTATATCGCATCATCTGCCTGCCGCTGCGCGCCGGAACATAAAAAACTCTCCGGCTCGTGCCGCCGCGATCACAGAACGCCTCGTTTTTTACGCGCTGCTTTGCCCCCGCCTTGCTGTCCACCACCAGCGCCTCCGCGATCACGCCGTAACGCTTGTCGCAATAGGCAAGCGCCGTCACCGGTGTCTTTTCGTCAATGTTTACACAGGAGGCCTTGCGGTTCCGCTTTATTTCCAATGCGCCGGTCTTGTCAAAATAGGGCGCGATCCCGCCGTGCAGCGCCGCAAAGTCGTTCAGCGCCTTCCACTGGCTTGATCCGTTTGCCACGCGGTAGCGTGCCGCCGCGGTCACCGCGTCGTACCCAGTACACACGATGCCGTACGGCTCTACATGGTTTTTGAGGATCTCCTCCATCGTTGCCCACTGGTAGCTCACGCTTTCCGCCTCGTTGTCGAGCAGCAGCGCCGCCATGCCTCGCCCGCTCACCTCAAGCTGCAAGCCCCTTTCGTCGCACGTTACGCCGCATTCATCTACAACACCCGCAAATTCAACCGCTCCGTCCTCCTTCGCCGTAAAGCGCACCGCCCGCCGCAGTGTCTCTGCCATCGCAGGCTCATACGCGCAGCGCAGCGTAAAGCTGTCGCACGGCACGCTCCCCGTGTAGGAAAACTCCCACTTCAAAAGCGTCGGCAGCTCATACTGCACCCCGTCACACGTTGTCAGATACCCCTTCATCACAGCAGCTTCACCCGCTCTCCCACCGCGATCCTGTTCGGATTCTTGATCTGCCGGTTCACCTTCAGCAGTGCCGTCAGCGTCACGCTGTGCGCCCGCGCGATCCCCCAAAGCGTATCGCCGCGCTTCACGGTGTGATATGTACCGTCACCCGGCTTCGCTCCGACTGACGCACCGTCTTTTTCCCCTCCGTCCACGCGGATCAGCGCCGTGTCGAGCGGGCTCGTTTCCCAGAAGGCGAAGCGATAGCGCACATAGTCCTCAAGCGGCTGCTGCATCAGCTCCAGCGATACAAAATACGCCTGCGACGCCTGCCACACCGGATGGATCAGCAGCCCCGGCCCGCCCTGATAGAAAACCGACGCCAGCTTTTTAAATTCGTTGTAGGCACCCTTCCCCGCAAAGACACCCTCTCCCTCCATCACGCGGTAGCTCAGGCCGAGATCCTGCATTCCATAGCGTCCGAACGGCACCTTTGCCACCGCCACTTTTCTCTGAAAGGAGATCGTGTAGGTCTCCGGGTTGTGCGGCCAGACATAATCCTTGTATCGCATCGGTGCAAGGTTCATTCTCCCGCCCCTTTCTCAGTAAAATAAAAATCCGCTGTCATAGCGGCGTGCATCGCGCTCCAGGCTCAGCGAAAACGACTCTGTCTCGCGCACCTCCTGCTCCTGCGCCAGTGCAAAACCGCGCTCTTCTCTCGCCGCCGCGGCGGCCGCGCCGCTTTTCACGCTTTTCCCCAGCTCCTGCCAGAGCCACGCAGCTGCGCGTTCACCGTTGTCCGCGATCCTCATCTGCGGTGAAGCCGTGTCTCGCACCGTCATGCCCACCGGTGCCGCGCGCCCCTCCGTCTCCTCCGCTTTAAAGCGCTGTCCGCTATCTTCTCCACTCAACTTTCGCGTCAGGCGCTGCGCGGCCGTTTCCGCGTCCTCCGTTTCGTCAGGTAGCCCTCTCTTCTGCCGCTTTTCCATCGCTTCCCGCACAGCGGTTTTGTCAGCGTTCATCTCCCCTGCCGCTTTTCCGCCGCTTCCTGCCGCAACAGCGCGGGACAAACGCTCTTTCATCACCTGTTCTCTCTCCTGCCACAGCTCTTTTGCTTTTTCCAGCGCCCATTCCATATAGTTCAAGCTCTTTGTCCCTCCTTCATGCGGATAAAGCGCGCCATATCAAATCCCGCATTGTCCCCGCCCGCCGCATCGGCGAGCAGCTCTCCGCAAATGCTGCACCGCGCCTCCTCTGCGCGCTTTCTGCATGTTGGGCACAACCGTTCCAGTTCCTCCTCGCGGTCGAGCATTTCATGTACCAGGCAGTAGAGATAGTCCGCGTCCGTCATCTCCTGCGCGCGTTTTTCGCTTGGCAGCGCCCCGGCATATCGGAGCACGCGCCATTTCAGCCGCTCATAGGGCGCGTGCTCCATGCTTTTTTTAGCTTTTCCACGCTCTCGCGACCGTCCTCGGCAGAAGGATTCTCCGCCCGGTCGAGCATCGCATAGCATTGCACCAGTTCGTTGATCTCGCCGATGCTCAAAGTGTTTTCAACATCTTCCGCACAGGCAAAGACCGCCTCGCCGTTTTCCGTCAGACTTTTTCCGAGCAGTGCTGCGTTTGCACGCAGTGCCCGCTCCTCCTCGTCCGCACAATCAAGCTGCACGATCTCGCGCCGCAGTACAAGCGTCTCCCGTGCCGAAAGCAGCCTCATCACGCACGTTTTCTCCCCGATGCGAACCATTCTCTCCCGCTCGCGCCCCAGAAAGTTCAGCAGCATCTCGTCCATCAGCTTGCGATCTCCATGCGCTTGCGCGCGATGATCGTCACCTTCTCTGCCGCCGGATCGCCGAGCTTGCCTGCCTCCTCAATGCTGCTCCAGCGGCACTGCGAGTAGATGATGCGCTTATCCGGCTTGCAGATCACAAGCGAGAAGTCGTTCAGATCGTAAAAGTTGATGCCGTCGCTGATGGCCTCGTCCGTCGCATACAGGCGGCTCAGTTCCAGTGTATACTTGTTCGCGCCCGCGATCGTCGCCACCGGCTCGGTTTCGCCAAATGCCTCGATCTCGCGGCTCGTGCGCGTCGCTCTGGTCGTGTAGCTCTGTACCACTGCCACCTTTTTCCCGTCGACTTCCAGATAAATGTCGCTGCTCAGCGGCAATACCGTATTCGCCATGTTTTCTCCTCCTTACACCGTGATGTGCGCCGTCAGATAAATGCGGTTCAGCCCGTGCGCTACCGTAAAGCTGAACTCCACGAGGCACACCGTCGGATCGCTCTTGAGCGCGCTCACCTTCACCTCGCCGTAGCTGTCCACGATCTCGCGGCTTTTCATTTCCTCGAGCTCCAGCACCACCTGCGAGCGAATGGCGCCGCGGCTCTGCGCGGTATTCTTGCTGCGCGCAAATCGCGCACGCAGAGAAGTGCGGATCGTCGGAATGACCTCGTCCACGATCAGGATCGTCGTAAGCTCTCTCCATGTCGTGTCTGCCGCACCGCCGCTGGAAGTCTTCGTCGTGATCCCTCGCACCGGAGAGGAAACACCGCCCACCGTTTCGATCGGCGTCACGCCGCCGCGCACCAGTTGGTCGATCTCATTGTCGCTCAGTCTCTTGCCCGCCGCCCCGAACAGCGTCAGTTCCGCGCCGTTGATTGGTACCGATGGGTCAGTATTCCCCGCGATCACGCCTGCCACCGCCGCCGCGGCAAACACCGCGCTCACAGTTTCCTTTTCGTCCGATGCGATATCCGGTCCCACCAGCACCACGCGTTCGCTGTTGATCGCCTTTGCGTGATCCACCATCTGCGCAACCGTTTCCGCCGTACCGCCGACGACCGCAATGCGTTCATACCTTGCCGCCGACGCACTCTCCACCGCAGCTTTCAGGTTCAGATGCACGCTCTCTTCGGCACTGTCACACACCATCACGCCCACGTCTTCCTCGCCGCTCAGCGCCGCAAATGCGCTTTCATAGTCCGCATTCGCGCCCTCTTTCTTGCCTACCGCCACTGCCTTCACCGCACCCGCACCGTTGGCAAAGAGGAATTTGAGCAGCGTGCTCATGCCATACACGCCGCTCGTATCCTCGCCGAATACGCTCTCCCCCTCTTCGTAGGAGGTGATAAGCGCCACTTTGTTCGCCTCTCCCTTTGCCGCAACTGCCGCCGCGCCGATCGTCTTCGCCGCCGCGCTCGCGCTCACCACGCTCGATGCGTCATAGGACGAATATACGCCCGGCCGCTCATGGATCATGTTATTCACATTCTTTCACCGTGCCTTTCAATACAAAATCGGTAAATACCGTCTCGTCCTCCGCCGCCTCCGCAACGAAGTACGCCGCATATTTTGCGTTTGCCTCCAGCCGGAACATGCCTGCCGTCTTGTCCCAACCGGCTTTTCCCCACTGGATCGTTTTGAGCTTCAATCCCTCCGGCAGCGCCGTCATCAGTGCCTGCGTCACCGTTTCCGCTGCCGTTTCGCAGCCTGCCGCGCCCAACTCTCTCGGCGCATACACCTCGAGCAGCAGCGTCAGGCGCATTCTGCGCCCGTAAACGGAAACCGGCTGCTGCGTTTTTTCATCGGTTTTCTCCCCCAGATATTCGATCGCGCCGCTCTCGTCGATCGCCGTTTCCTTCGCGCCCACCGCCGTTACCGCCGTCTGATAGCACTTGAGCTGTTCTACGCTGTAGCTCTCCACCGCCGCGCCGCCCGCCGCGGCGATGGCGGCCATCACCGCGCGTTTCACCTGTCCGACCGCCGTCATGCTTCTTCCTCCTTCGGGTGCAGCATCGCCCAGTAATAGACGATCTCCTCGCCCGTATAGAACGGTGCCGCCGCGCGCACAACATATTCCCGCGCTCCGCTCTGCACAAGATCACCCATCGCGATCTCGACTTCCGCAGGCCCCAGATACCGCCAGCACTCGTCGCTCACCGCGCCCAGCGGCGTCACAGAGAACGGCTCCTCGCCGTTCTCCCTCTTCACGGGCTGCAAAAAAGCCTTTGCCTGCGTCTTTTTTTCGCCGTGCGTCACCGCAACGCTCATGCCGTAGCGCACGAATGCCTCACTCAGCGCCTGCTTCATGCCTCCACCCCGCGGAAGCAGAATCCGCCGTCCGTCGTGTACGGGCGCATCAGCGCCCACGCCTGCTCACGCAGTGCATTAAGCCGTCTGCTCCCTTCGCCCGCAGAGCGCTTCGTCACCGTCAGGTCCCCCGCGCGCAGGGAGGATACCTCCTCCCCGCCCGCTCTTGCATTCTCGATCGCCGCCGCCGACAAAAATGCTGCCGCGCAGATAAACGCGCTCTCGCAGTCCTCTCGAGTAACGCCCTCTTTCAACGTGCGCGCAAGCCGTTCCTCCTGCGCCTTGCAAATCATTTCAAGCAGCGCCTTCTCGCCCTCGTCCGCCTTGCTCAGCGCGCAGGCGATCGAAACGATCTGCCCGCTCATGCTCTCCGCCATTTTGCTTCCCCCCTTGCTCTTTTACTGCAAGGACAGCACCTTCGAGGCCTCCTGATAGGGCTTTGCAAAGCCGGAAATGCTCGTGATGGCCGCGCGCTCGAGCTGGCGGTCGATGAGCTTGTCATATTCCACCATCACCTCGCTGCCGCAGATGCGCTCGAGCGCATAGTCCTTGTCAAGGCCGATGATCTTGCCCTCGGGCATCGCGCTCGTGCGCAGGAGCTTCGCGCCCAGCGGCGTTGCAAGCGTACCCGTGCCCTGGAAGTTAAGGCCCGTCAGCGGGTTCTGGAATTCCTGCAGCTTGAGCATTTTCAGCATCATATCGTTGCCCATCAGCAGCGTGTTCATCGTGTAGGGGTCAAACTGCGACCAGAATCCCAGTAGCGCATCATAGCTCAGCTCTCCCTTCGTGCCGCCGATCTTACCATCGCCGATCACAAAGCTGTCGGCAGCGTTGCCGTTGCCGTCGCCGTTCATCAAAACGTCGATGGCGTCCTTTAAGTGCATACGCGCGATGTACGCGCCGATCTGGCGCAGCGTCACAGAGAAGAGGTCGAGTCGCTGGAAGCGGATCGCCTCGTAGGACGCCACCAGCATTCTGCCGCGCTTGTGGAGCTTCACAAGATTTTCCTGCGTGCGGATGCTGGTCGTCGGAATGCTCGCGCCCTCTTCCACGCGCTTGAGTTCCTTGTCGTCGTCCGTCGGAACAGACGCGATAGAGCGGTAGTCCATGCCGTCAAAATTTGTCACCGTCGCAGTGATGTCGGGCAGAATGTCGCTCTCCATGCCCTGGCGCACCACGCGGGAGACAAACTCCGGGAACAGCACGGAGCTTTCGCTCGTGTGGAAAAACTTCTCCACCATGTCGCTGCCCGCGCCCTTGACGTGGATGTCAAAGCGCTTGAGCTGACGCTGGAAGGCGTCCAGACCCTCGAGCGCCGTGCCCTTGTAGCTCTCGCTCGGGTCGAGGCCTTCAAGCACCTTCAGAAAGCTCTTCCCGTTCTGCCCGTACATACCCTTTTCGAGCTTCACATTTTCATACTGATACGTCATTTTTCCCATTTCCTCCCCAGCATTAAAGTTTGATCGTCACAGTTTTCGCCGCGCTGTCCGCCGCAAGGATCAGATACTCTCTTCCCTTGCTCGCGTCTACGCTCACGCCGCCCGCAGCGTCGGCGCTCAGCTTGCCGTAGCCCGGGATCGGCGCGTTCTCGCCGCTATAGTTCACCGTTGCAATACCGCCGAGCTGCACGCTGCACGCCTTACCATCGCGCGCGATGGCGCGCACCACGCCGCAAAAGCTGTCGCCTGCACCGCACACGTCCGCCGATCCGTTCGCGCTTACCTTGACAACGTCGCCCTCCTTCACCTTGCCGCAGCCAAACGTTGCGCACCATTCGCCGATGCCGTCATAAGAAATGCCCATGAAAGTTCCTCCTTGAATTTGTTGTTCTATCCAAAAAGCGCTTTCGCTTTTTGTTCCTCTCTTACACGCGGAAGTCGTTTTCGTCCTCAGCCGCCTTCATTTTCTCGCCGTAGGTGAGCTGCGTGCGCAGCCCCAGCTTTTTCGCCGCCTTCACGCGGTACAGCCGTTCCATCTCTCTCAGCTCTTCCTCATCGAGCTTTGCTGCCATCTTTTCGATCGCCGCGCCGTCCGCCTCCTGCTCACAGACGAGCACCAGCCGCTTCACCTCGCCGCGCAGCTCGCTCAAATAGCGTTTGCCCAATTCCGCCTGCTGTTCAAGCGTTTCCAGCTCCTTCTGGTTCGCTCGCGAGCCGCGTCGCTTGACGAGCGCCTTGAGCGTGCCGTTCTCCTCGCCGCCGCAGCGCTTCAAAACACCTGCCCTCGGCTGCGCCGGCACCGCCACAAAGCTCCATTCATACGCGTCCTGTGCATTCGTCAGCTCTGCGCAGCAGACCTTGCCGCCATACTTTTCTCCCTTTCTGTGCGCGCAGGTGCCAATGTCTCCGCCGCAGATGGAGCATACGCATCTCTCCACGCTGCACCCCACGCTCACTTCCCTTTTGATGCCGCCCTCGATCTCTTCGATCAGCGCGTCGTTCGCGCCGCCGCGCAGCATATAGGCATAGCCCTTGAGATAGCAGCGCCCCTCGCCCTGCGAGCAAACGCCCGCCTCCTCCACGATCTCCGTGCGATAGATGCGTGCCGCCTGTCCCCGCGCCGTCCATTCGTGGTCGAAGATGCCGCTCTTGCCTACAAACAGTTCGGCCAGCTCTTCAAGCGTCGCGCGCGGGAAGCGCTCGCCGTCCCTGTCCACCTCGTTGTCGCACAGCCGCACGGCAAAGGTGTATACCTCGTCCTCTTTGAGCGCTCGCTTTGTAAACCGATTGATGATCGCCAGCTCCTCGCGCGTTACCATGCTGTTTTTGAGCCCGTTGCTCTCTTTTCTCACTTCCATGCTCATTTTCCCTCCGCCTCGTCATTTTCCTGCTTGAGTTTTCTTGCCTGCTGCAAGTAGAGTGCCGCCTTTGCTTCCTCCACCTCGTCCTGCAAGTTGATGTCCTCCCAGTCCACCGTCACGCCGCAGTCGTAGCCGTGCATGCGCAGCCACAGCGTGCAGATGCGCCCGACCGCCGGCTCAAGCGTGCGCCGCAGCGCCGTGATCTCGCTTGTCAGCATATCCGCCTGCTGCGAGCTCATTCGCTCGGTCGAAGACCAGTTCAGCCCCAGCATAAACGGCGGCAGCCCCGTCTTTGCCACCAGCTGCTCCAGGATCTGCCGCACCGGCGTTTCGCTGTCGAGGATCTGGTTGTCCGCACCGATGGCCTTGATCGACACATCGCCCACCGATACGAAGTCGCGCACGCTGCCGTTTCTGCCTTCCTGCATCGCCCGCGACCATTCCTCGGCGATCTGCTCGGCGCGCTCCTGCGCCGCCCCGCGGTCAAGCTCCCCGTCCTGCGGCTTATAGACAACGGCAAAGCGCACGTTGCCGCAGCGATCCCAGTTCTTCCCCATCGCGTCATAAATTTTCAGCAGCAGCCCCGTTAAGTACGGCATCGAGCGCAGCATCGAAACGCCGTAGGGGTGTTCCGCCTCCGGGTTGAGCGGCGTAAAGAGCAGCAGCTCCTGAAACGCGAGCGGTACGCTGCGTCCGCAGGCGTCCACGCCGCACAGACAGCATTCCAGCGGATTGTCTCCCTCGCGCACTTCCACTTGCGCAACGTTCGCGCACAGCACCGCCGCGATCTCGCGTCCTTCCGCGTCCGGCACGATCTCACCCACCGCGCGTCCGCAAGTGAGCAGCGAGTCCAGATAGCAGTCCAAAAATGCGTTGATGCCCCGCTGTCCGCGTCCCACCGGCACCTCGCGCAGGAATTGCCGCAAGCCTTGCTCGGCCCGTTCATCGCTGCACATCACGCGCACGCCGCCCGTCAGCCGAATCAGCTTGCAGATCGCCGCGTCTACCACCGGCACCGCCTCGCGCACTTCCCGATACAGCGCCGTTTCTCCGTCCAGCAACGGCACATAGCCCGAAAGCCGCCCAAATGCGTTCCGTCCGCCGCCGCGGAGCTGCACAGCCGCCTCGCCGCCCGTGCTTCTTTCCTTCTGCCAGGGTTTTTTCATCCTGTCCTCTCCTTTTCCGTTTTGTTCATCGCGCCGTGCGCTCCACCGTGCGCAGCGCAATGCCGCTGCCGCGTTCTTTCTTTGCGATCGACACGGCAAAATACCGCATTTCGTCCATCGCGTGATCTCTTTCCTTCTTCGGCCTGTCGTGCCCTGTCCCGCCGTCCTCCCAGCAATAGCCGGCGATCTCTTCAAGACAGCTCCCGCAGTCTTCGCAGATCACGATCTTCCGCTGCTTCAAGAGATTTGCCGTCACGCGGATGCCGTCCAGCACATCGTTGTCCGCCTTGCTCACGGGAAAGCCCGCCCGCCGCAGCGCTTCGATAAAACTTGCCGCCGACGGGTCGACGATCACCCGCTCCACATTCTCCCCTGCCGCAAATTTCCTGAGATCTTCCACATATTCCGCGTCTGTTTTCTGCCGCCCCTCCTTGCGCGAGTCGTAGTAATACTCCCGCACCCGGTACCACACGCCGTCCCTCAGCGCCCACAGCCCGAAGCTCGTCGGATTCACCGTCCCGTAGTCGACGGAAATGCGCACCCTCTCCCATGGCTTTTCCGGCGCACGCACGCAATACTCCTGCGGCGAAAAAAAGTCGTAGATGAGTCCCTTCGCCGCCGTCCACTCTCCCAGAATGAACCGCCGGTAAAAGGTCCCGCTGTACGCCTTTTCGTAGCGTGAGCGGATGCGCGGTGAAAGCGATGGGTTATCCTCCATCGTAAAGTGCAGATACAGCGCCCCGCGTTCCTCCGCGCGCAGGATCCACTCGCGGTAAAACCAGTGCATCGGCCCCTCGGGATTGCAGTTGAACCACAGCTTGCTGCCCGCCACGCTGCATCGCGCGCTCGCCTGCTCCACAAATGATCTCGGCATCAGCGCCGCCTCGTCGAACAGCACGCCCGCCAGCGTCACGCCCTGGATAAGCGCCGCGCTCCCCTCGTCGTATCCGCCAAAGAGGTAAAACCGGTTCTCCCGTCCTCCGCTTCGCACGATCACCAGATTCTCGCTCCGTTTTTCCTCGCAGCGAAAGCCCAGCGCCGTCACCTTTGGCAAGATCTCGTGCAGCACATTGCGCCGCAGCGAAACGATCGTCTTTCCGCACAGCGCAAACTGTTCTCCGTTGAACCGCCGCATCGCCCACAGGAAAAAGCCCAGTCCCATCGAAAGCGTTTTGCCGCTTCTCACCGCCCCGTCGCAGATGATCGCGTCATATTCTCTGTATCGCGGCTCCGCCCACCAGGTCATCGCCGTTTTCTGCTTGGCGGAAAACCGCTTCACTCCCGCCAA